ACTTCGTGGAATGGTGCCTCAACGCCTACATAGAGATCATCGAACAGGCGTGGGCCTCCCTACCCGGCCAACCGCCCCTGCAATGGGACAAACGGCCCCTGTTCCGGGAGGATCTCGAAACCCGGTCCCGCACCCTGCAAAACCTCACCGCGGCCGGGGTCGATCTGACACAGGCCCTACGTGAAACCTCATTCGGATTCGTAGACGCCGAGGTGCCGTTATGACCGAACGTATAGAACTAGACCTAACCCTCGAGGTGAGAGAGGAAGCGGACGGGGACGGCCGGACCCTCACCGGGCGGATCGTCCCCTACGGAGAGACCGTGAACCGGCCGGACGGGCCGGAAGCTTTCGCCGCCGGGGTGTTCACCGGGACCGACCCCGACGACGTGGTACTGCTCTGGCAACACGATCCGGGCCAACCGATCGGCCGTATGACCGAACTACGGGACGAATCGGACGGAGCCTACGGAACGTTCCGACTGGCCGACACCGACCGGGCCCGGGAAGTCGCCGGCCTGGTCCGGGACGGGATCACCCGCGGTCTATCGGTCGGTTTCGACCCGGGCACCTACCGCCGGGTCAAAGGAGTCCGGGTTCACAGTTCTGCACGTCTCCGGGAAACGTCACTGGTCACGTTCCCCGCCTATGCCACCGCCGCCGTACTGGCGGTCCGAGAAAGAGAGGAACCTATGTCCGACACTGTGGAACTGGCCGACGCCGCCGAGACGATCGAACCCGAGGTGGTCTCGTTCGACTTCGACACGTCCGACCTCGAGGCGCGATGGGAAACCCGGATGGAAACAATGGCCCGGGAACTACGGAATCAGATCGCCAACATGATCCCCGGCGCCGAACCGGCCCCGTCGATCACCCTGAACGAGGCGCAAACCGCCATGTTGCGGATGGTGGCGGCCAACCCGGCCGAGTCCCGGGCCCTCGCAGACGTGATCGGCACCGCGCCCGGTAACGCCTCCGGGTTGATCCACGATGCGTTGGCAACCGAACTGCTAGGGATCCTCAACGCGACGCGGCCGTTCCTGTCCGCGGCGGGCTCTTATCCGTGGCAGGACGCCGGCTACGGAGTCGAATTCCCCCGGATCGTCCAACACACCCTGGTCGGGCCCCGCGGGGCGGAAAAGACCGAGATCCCCACCCGGGAATTCACCGTGGACGTTGTGAGGTTCGCCAAGCAATGGTTCGCCGGTGGGGTGGATATCGCAATGGAACTGATCCTGTCCTCAACCCCCGACGCCCTCGAATCGGTGTTGGCGGACATGCGGGATCAGTATGCGATCGCAACCGAAACCGCGTTCGTGGATGCGGTAGAGACCGCGGCCACCGTCGGGGGGGCCACCCTTCCGACTACGGATTGGGCCACGTTCGCCGCCGCGGTGATCGCCACCAGTTCGGAGATCCGGCAGGCAACCGGCCAACCCGGTAACCGTCTGGCGTTGACCACAGCTACATGGCAGGCCGTGGTCGGATTGCTCAACCCCGGATCCCCCGCCTCCCTACCCGGACCCGGTGCGCCCGACTTCACCGCCGAAAGCGTGGATCTGCGAGGCCTGACAGTGTTCCATTCGCCGGACTCGTCCGCCGACGTGCAGTTCAACACGAAATCCCTCCGGGTCTCTGAAATGCCACCCCTTAGCGTCACCGCTAACAACGTGGCGCTGATGGGCCGAGATGTGGGGATCCTCGGCGGGATGATCCCGATCCCCGCCTACCCGGCGGGCATCGTCAAATACACCGCGTTGGGCATGACGGCGGCCAAAGCCGCAAAGTAGGCGGACGTGTCCTGTGGGGTGACAGTTGACGACGTGCGGAACGTGTTAGGCGTTCCGGCCGATCCGGTCCGTGACGAACAGATCGGATGGGCGGTAGACGCCGCCTGTTCCCTTTGGGCTTATCTGACCGGACGGGTAGACCCGGACAATCCCGAATCGGTAGCACAAGTGACCGACCAGGGACGCCAGTTCGTGACACTGGCCGCGGTCCGCTACTTCGACCGGTTCCAGGCCCCGTTCGGGATCGCCGGCGGATTCGAGACCGGCGCGGTATATGTCATGCGATCCGACCCGGATCTCGTTTCCCTGCTCACCGGGGAACGTCTCTCGTTCGGGGTGGCATAAGTGCCCGCCACACTTGCCACCTCGACCATTCTCGGTCCGGCTATGGCCGAGGTGGCCGACGCGTTACGGGACGGGTTCGGATCCGAGGTGACGGTATCCCCCCGACCGGTGGACACTGTTACCGCCCCCGCCCTGATCGTCACCGCGGCCGACCCGTTCCTCGTCACCGGTGGTACCCACTGTCTCTACACGGTCCGCCTCGCCGTCGTGACGATTGCCGGCCGGTTCAATCTGGCCGGGACGTGGGACACCCTCGTATCCATCTCCGAATCCGCGTTCGTGATCTGTGAAAGCCTCGACGGGGTGGCAGTGGAAAGCCTCGGCCGGGTGGGTCCGGTGGAGGCGGCCGGGGTGGACTATCTGGCCGGGGTACTCGATTTGATCATGTTCCGAGACTGAAAGAGAGGTAACCAATGCCCGCCGCATTACCCAAAGTGCTCCGCCGGCCGATGGTCGAAATCGCCGATGCGGCCACCCCTACAACCCGGGTGGACATTTCCTGTTATATCAACCGGGACGAGGCCACCCCCAACGTCGAAAACATCGACGTTGGAACCCACTGCAACCCGGGTGCACAGGCCACCGGACAGATCACGTGGGAATGGACCGTGGACTGGCGGGTGTCCTACGGGACCGAAACCGATCCTCTATCCCTGCAACAGGCGATGGCTCCGTTCGTAGGTAAGGAATGCATCATCTACGAACGGACCGACGAGGATGCCACACAGGAGCGGTCATTCACCGTGGAAATCCCGTTCAACCCGGCCAACGCCGGGGTATGGGAGTCCGGTACCAACCCGAACCCGTCGATCACCTATGCGATCAAATCGGGTGAACCGTCCTGGGGTGTGGCAGTAGTCACCGCCGCCGCCGAATCGTCGGCCAAGTCGAAATGACGGCCCGGGGCGGGTCGGAACGTCTCGAAGATCTGACCCTTAACGAACTGGACGAACTGCGGGAGCTGACCGGCGGGGCCGATCCGACCGGCGGGGATTTCTGGTCGAATCTGGCCGCCCTCTACGGGTTCGTCTGGTTGATCGAACGTCGTGCCGATCCGGGCCTTCAATGGGAGACGGTCCGGGGGTGGCCGCTACGCCAGATCTACACCGCCCTCGAGGCGCCGGTGGACCCTACCGGGCCGAACGTATCCGGGAACGGGTCCGGGTCGCCTACGCCCTCGGAATCAACCCCGCCGATATCGGTCGGTTGACGGTGGCGGAATGGAACGCGGCGGTAGGGGTGCTCCGGGAGGTGAAACGGGCCAATGACCGGACGCGCCGGCGCTAGCCGTCAGATCGTCCGGGTGGAAGGGGTGGACGATCTGCTACGGGCCTTATCCCAAATGGAGAAGGCCCTACAAAACGAGGTGCGGGACGCCTCACAGAAAGTAGCCAACCGGTTCGCCTCGGTCGTGAACGCCCGGGGGGACACCCCACTGGCCCGGGCCGTCGCCTCGAGTGTGAAAGCTAGGCGGGACCGTCTCCCCGTCGTGGCGATGGGCACCGGCAAACTGTCCTCCGGCACACCGATCCGTGATGTGATGTTCGGGGCGGAATTCGGTGGCGGGGCCCGGGACACAACCCACCAGTTCGCCCCGTTCACAAAGGCCGGATATTTCCTCTATCCGACCGTTCGGGAGATCGGCCGGGACACCGCGATCGAATGGTTCGACGCGGTTACCGACGTGGTAGCCCGCTACTGGCACAACTGACATGACCGACCGTTCTCGCACTTTCACTCTCAAAATCGTCGGGGATACCAAAGACGCCGAATCGGCGTTAGGGGGTATGGCCGGTAAGGCCGGCGGAATGATGGGCACCCTCGGCGGGCTCGCCAAAGGCGCCGCCGTGGCCGGGGTGGCGGTCCTCGGCGCCAAAGTCCTCGAATTCGGCGCCGATTCGATACAAGCCGCCTCCGATGCTGAACAGGCGATGGGCGCGGTACAGGCCGTATTCGGAGACGCCTCGGGGACGATCACCGATTTCGGGAAAACCGCCTCCGACACGGTGGGACTGTCTGAATCGGCGTTCGCTCAGGGCACCGCCAATATTGGGGCGCTCTTACAGAACATGGGGTTCGACGCTCAGGCCGCCGCCGACCAGTCGGTAGCCCTCACCCAAGTCGGGGCGGATCTGGCCGCACAGTATGGGGGGGACGTGACCGGCGCTCTCGACGCCGTGAATAGCGCACTCAAAGGCCAGTTCGACCCCCTCGAAAAATACGCCATATCACTGTCCGCGGCGCAAGTGCAGGCCAAAGCCGTCGAAATGGGCCTGATCTCCGAGGGTGAAGAACTAGACGCCAACGCCAAAGCACAGGCCACCTTGGCCCTGATAACCGATCAAGGCGCCAAAGCACAGGGGGCGTTCGGCCGGGAGGCCGACACCCTCGCCGGGAAACAGGCTCGCAGTACGGCGGCAATGGAAAACGCTAAGGCGACGATCGGTACCGCCCTAATGCCGATCATGGTCAAACTGGCCGATTTCGTCGGGAAGTATCTGGCCCCCCTACTCGAGGATCTAGGTCCGATCATCGGGGTTGTGGCCGACATGTTCGGGCTCACCCTCGGTCCGATCCTCGAAATCGTAGGAGAGCTGTTCCTGTTGATCGCCTCGATCCTCCGGGGGGATTTCGAAGAAGCCTTCGAACATACGAAAGGGGTGCTGGACGGGTTCGCCAACTTTTTCCGGGGGATCATGAACGCGGTTATCCGCGCCTGGAACGCCCTGGATTGGCAGGTGGACTTCGCGGTGCCGGATTGGGTACCGGGCATCGGCGGCAAAGGTGTCCACATCTCCGACGTGTTCCCCGATATCCCTCTGCTCGCCTCCGGGGGGATCGTCCGGTTCCCGACAATGGCAATGATCGGGGAGGCCGGCCCCGAGGCGGTGGTGCCCCTCGGCCGGGGCGGGCTCGGCAACACCTACAACATCACGGTACAGGCCGGGGTGGGAGATCCCGCCGAGATCGGCCGTACCGTGATCGATTCGATCCGGGCCTATGAACGCCTCAACGGGCAGGCCTGGCAGGCCGGCTAATGGCCGGGTGGCAGGACCATGTAGACCTCCGGGTGTCCTACGGGGTACGTGGCGAGGATGCCCCGACACAGGCCTCGTGGGATGGCTCAGTGTGGGACGGGGACACCGAATCGTGGGCGGGGACAGAGCCAGAATGGCGGCCGATCACCGATTGTGAATTGAACACGATCACGATTACCCGGGGCCGCTCTTTCGCTACCGAGGCATACCCGGCCGGCACCCTCGCCCTGTCGCTGATCCTCACCGACACCGAGGCCGGTTTCGACGTGCCCGGGCCCCGCTGGTCGTGGCGGTCACAGATCACGATCGGAGACGAGATCCGAATCCGGGCTATCCATGCTGATTCGGGGATCGGAACCGTCACCCTGTACCGGGGGGATATCCGATCCCTATCCGATCGCTGGTCTCCCTACGGTGTGCATACCCTCGAGATCACCGCCACCGACCTACTGGCCCGTCTCGGTCGGATCGATCCGCTGGAACGTGAATTTCAGGGTGCCGGGGAACGGTCCGGGGCTCGGATGGGACGGATCGCTGATATCGCCCGGATCCCCGAAACCCGCCGCGCGTTCGACGCCGGCCTTATGAGTTTGCAGGCTACGAATCTGGCCCGGAATCTGGCCGGTGAAGCCGAGGTTACCGCCGCCTCCGAGGGTGGGGATCTGTGGGTGGACGGTGCGGGGATCCTCACGTTCCGTCAACGGCAATGGTGGCGGACCGACCCGAACGCCTCCCATGTCCAATTCACGTGGGCCAATACTGACGTGCCGCCCCTCGACCCGCCCGACCCCGAGGCCCGGGACGATGAAGGGTGCCCGGTCACGGTCAACACCCGCCTATCGCTGGATCTGGTCGCCAACGTGGTCAATCTGGCCCGGGCCGGCGGGACGGTACAAACCGCCCGGGACACCGCCTCTATGTCCCTGTACGGGCCGCAAACCTACGCCCGATCCGATCTACTCAGTCTCACCGACGCCGATGTGGCGTCTCTCGCCGCTTTCCGGGTGGCCGAATCCGGCGGCCGGACCCGGCTTATCGACGGGGTGGAGGTGGACCCGTTGGGGGATCCGGGTGCGTGGCGGGGAATCCTCCGGGGGGATCTCGGCCAGTTGCACCGTCTGGTATGGGATGACGGGGACGAGATCACCGACGCCCTGGTATGGCTGCAGGGGATTACCCACCGGATAGATCCGATCCGGTGGAAAACCTCCCTCCGGGTGTGGGACCGGTATCAGTTCTCCCCCGCCGCCGGATGGGACATTCACGAATGGGATGCGGGCCTGTGGTCCGCGCCCGTCGAACTAGTGGAGGTGTGAGATTATGGGTTGGGAAACAGAAATCCCCGATGTTGTCGCCGGCCAACCGATCGAATCGGCATGGGGTAATGAGATCCGGGACAAACTGGTACATATCGTTCCGACCGAGGCGGCCTTACCGACCGATGTACCCGACGGGGGATTGGCCTATGTGGAGGCCACCGACAAGCTGTATGTCCGGTCGATTGACACGTGGATACGGGCCGGGATCGCCGGTGTCGGCACGTGGTACAAAAACAATGCTCAGGCCTCGGTCCCGAACAATGCGGCCGTGACAATCCAATTCAACACCGTAGAGGCGGTCTTGGATCCGGGCTCGGTGTTCGGAATGAACCTCACGAACGGTGCCTTAACTGTGAACCGGACCGGTTACTACCAGGTCACGGCCGGTGTCCTATGGGCCGCCAACGCCACCGGGGTTCGGCTCACCCGGATCACTTCAACGCCGATCGCCCTGGCCGCCGATGCGTTCGCGCCCGGACGGGCCGGGTTGGCTACCGGGGCGGTCGCCTCGAGGATCCTCAGTCTCACCGCCGGGCAGACAATCATCATTCAGGGATTACAGGATTCGGGCGGAACCCTCGACACGGTGGCCGGTAACCGGACGTTCGTCAATGCGGCCCTACTCGCATAGTGACGAATTTCGCGACTTTGAGCGGGTACCATACGCTGTATGGAACGGTGCACGTGGTGCCGGGCGGACACCCTCGACCGGGTGGAATACGTGGAACGGGATCTGTTTGGCTACGAGGTGCGGGTCGTGATCCTGTTCTGCGAGACGTGCGGAATGTCGGAAAGGGCCGACTCTCACGCCCTCCCCGTCTAGAGGCTCAGCAATGGATGCTGAATTCTGGCGCCTGTTCATTCTGATAGGGATCGCCGGTCTCGGTATCGGATTCGGCCTCGTCCTCGGCGCTTTCACCGCCCGGATGCTCCGCCGTTACATGCGGTCCGAACTTCACGTGGAGAACGGGGATCATGACCGAACATGACCACGGTGGGACGATAACCCTGGTCGAAGTGATCCAGTCGATCACCTCCCGTCCGGTGCTGGTCCGCCTCCGCGGGGACCGGTTCCGCCGGGTACACGCCTGGTCCCCCGAGTTCACCCCGCTACCCGCCGATGACCCACCGGATCCTCTGGCCCTCGAGGCCTGGACCCAATGAGACTGGCTTGGCTTTCCGACGCGGCCGCCGAAACCGGATATCCGGTTGTGGAGGTGGACGGATGGGAATCCCGGGGCAACGGGGACGGGTATAACCCGACCACGGTTGTAGCGCACCATACGGCCGGCCCCTCGACGGGGGATATGCCCTCTCTCG